TGCATGGATTAATCGTTTTGATCGTATCTCTGAACAAAAGCCTTCATTATTTGCGCATCTTTGTACATAAGTTCAGAATGTTTGATTTCATGAGTTAGAATAAAAATTTCATATTTGATAATTTTGGTCCATTTCTGAGAAATTTTCTTCTTTAGAAGAAGTGCTCTTTTTAGACATAGTTTATATTGTTCGAGAGATTTTTTGTGGAAGTGATTTGTTCTTTTCCAAAATTTCATACTTGTATCTATGTCTTGTAAGACTTGAGGGAGATTAGAAATTTGCCATCCTTTTTGAGTCAAATAATTCGCTTTACATGTGTAATCTAAGGCGAGATGTTCATTATCCGTTGCCATAATATTAAAATTGGAAGCTTCTTCCCAATATGAAGTTAGTTGAGGATCTATACAAAAGAATTCTTTGTCTGCTTTTGCCATTTTGACGTATCCTTTCAGAGTTGTTAATGTAAGATTCTGTTGATCACTATTGGTATTGCCATACAAAGAATAATTAGAATAGAAAGTCCTACAATATACCAATTAGAAATGTTGAAACCTTTTTTCTTCTTTTCACGTATGAAAAGAATTGTTACCATAAAAAGAATAATAGTGACGAAACCGATAGTGAAAGTAACTATGAAGATATCTCTCATGATTCAATTCCTTCTGGTTTGACAAAGACAAATCATCTTTTCACCTCCATGTCAAACTCACACTCTGATTTCAGGTTTTCAAATCTCTTTATCATTACATCAGCAGCATCTGGATTATTATCTACAAGAATACAACTTCTTCCGTTTCTAATGGCGGCTTCACCAAAAGAACCAGAACCAGCGAAGAAATCTAAGAGTATATCTCCAGGATTTGAATGAACTCGAACTATACGATTCAATATAGAAAGTGGTTTCTGTGTTGGATAGTTAACTCTTTCTTTTCCTGTAGTGTGAACTATAGTATTCCACCAGACATCGGTTGGTGTCTTCCCACGTTCTGCTTTTTCTGCACCAACCAAAGAAGGCGCCATGTATGGAATACGATCAATTTCATCATAGTTGAAAACATAATCGTTTGGATCTTTCACATACCAGAAAATTGTATCGTGTTTGTTAGGCCATTTGTTCTTTGGTCTTCCACCATAATCATAGGACCATATTATTTCATTCATAAAATGATTTCTTCCGAAGATTTCATCTAACCAGACTTTACAATAATGAGATTCATGCCAGTCAATATGAAAGAAGAAAGATCCGTTGTCTTTTAGAATCCATTTTGAGTGATGGAAATATAGTTCTATAAATAATTTGTAATTAGGAATTTCATCGTCATAAGATTTTCCATGAATTTCTTGGACTTTTCCTGTATTGAACGGTGGATCAATATAAATCAGATTGATATTTTTATGTGGATGAGTTCTTACCCACGATAGATTGTCTTGTTGGATTATTTGCAATTTTGGAATCATGGGTTTTTCCTCCATATTATAAAACATTTTGCGATTTTCCTAAAATTTTGTTCTTTAATTCAACGACTGGTGCCTAACTATGCCTTTAATTTTTCGGACTCGCATTAGACGCATCCCATTGGGTTTTTGGCGGCAATTGGTGCCTAACTATGCCTTGCACCTCGGACGAGGCTCTATTGCAGTTTTGACCGGCATAGCGAGCCAACTGGCAAATAAACGCGCCTTGTTTTGCTAAAATTGTTTTGGAAGTATTTTATAATAGGCGCTAACGAGCCTTTTCTGAAAATAATCTTCCTAATCGCGCGTTATCAATTTTTGAGACAGGATTAACGATTTCTATTGGATGATTCAATTTGTTTGTGCAACTTCAGTTTCAAGGAAAATCACAAAAGAAATGCAATTGTCATTGAATGAAGATTCACTTTGAGTTTGTTCTTGTTGATTTGACAATTTTGATACTAATCAACACGCAAAAAGATTATCCAAAGAAAGAAAGCAATTGATTTGATTCAGAAAACCACACGCTTGTGTATTTTTGTTTCTGAACAATCTATTTTTTTCTCTTACGAAGTAAGAGAAAAAAAAGAAAAACGTTTAAAAGACGTTAAAACGTTGGCGTTAACGTTAACGGGGGGTTAAAGGGGGAGAGATCTTTAATATAAAGTCTTTTTATAAAAAAATAGTCAACGGGTGGTTGGATTAGGAAAAATGGCGTATAGTCTAATTAGAAGGATCAAAAAAATCAGAAGTGTTGTACCAGAAACTTAGAGAAGTCTAAGGAGAAGAACATGGCGAATGCGGTTAATGTTGAAAATCTGAATCGCTACTCTGTTCAGAGTAGAATCATCAAATTACTTGCAGGAGAAGTGTGTGAGTCAACCGCAGATGTAGAAGCAGCAATAAGTATTGATGATGAACAACAGGCTTTTCTTGCAAAGGCTTATGCGAAAGGTAGTGTCAGGTTGTTTATTATGGCTTCTGAAAAGACAATTGCTAATCCTAGTCCATCTTTTGTGGTGGAAGGTATTTATGGAAAAGTGAAAGGTGCTGGTACTGCTTCTAAGGTTGCAGATTTAGATGCGTTCACTGTGAATACGAATGGTGTTTATGGTGTTCAGCAATTTACAGTTAGTTTAGGATCCTATACTGAGTTGAATCTCTTTACTTCTGGTGGAGCATGGGCTGGCGGAGATTCTATCAAAATAGATGCGTGGTTACTTTGTGAAGTAGTCAGAAACGATTAAAGAAAAAATCAAGAAATAAAAGTAAGAATAAATGGTACGATTTTATCAATGATTTGGTCTGTCAAAAAGGAATCCAAGATGACTCGTCCTCTCTTCTACACTGGTAAAAGTCCAGAAGCAGAAAAAAGCAGAAAATATAAGGAATTGTATGAACAACATGGTCATAAAATCTTTCTTCCAAAAGAACAGTTAGAAGAAGAAGATAGATCTCTCAAGTGGAGAGGGAGATTACGTTGTTTTAAAATGAGACTGGTTAGAGACGAAATGGGCGTAAAAACTGGTGAAAAAGTGAGATGTAAGAATCCAACAGCAAAGGGATCTCTTTTTTGTAAGAAACATCATGGCGGAAACGTAACCGCATTAGTTCATGGAAAACAAGTTTCTCAATATCTTTATAAAGGTGCGTTTCAAAATAAGATAGGATCTTTATTTGATATGTTCATGAATGATCCTTCATATTTAGATATAAAACCAGAATTCATTGCACTTAGAACAATTCTAGTATCTTATATCAAAAAATTAAGTAATGAAGAACCAATTAGAAATCCTAAGAAGTTATTGAAAATCGTTTATAATATAACAAGACAGGATATGTACACTCCTCAAGAAAAATGGAGTCTAATCTTAGAATTAGTACATTCACAGAATACATTGATGGATGGAGAAAACATAGATAGAATATCTAAGATAACAGACACACTTTCTAAAGTTATTGAAAGGGTAAGAAGATATCAGACAAAGGATGAATTCATTCTGACTCCTGAAGGAATCAAAATTCTACTAAGATCTCTAATAGAAGTGATGAAGGTCCATGTTCCTCCAGAGAAGATAGAAATCATCAAACAGGCACTCCTAGATATTTCCATTAGAACACAAGGAGACTTATCTAAACTGACAGAAGGAAGGGATATCGAAACGAGGCCATTGAGTGAAAAAAATTCGCAAGAATAACAAACTTTTCTTTCAGTTGAACGACATTATTTAATAGAGGTGAATCATGTTAAGTATAGCGAGACTTTTGAAGAAAGTTCATAGGGCGCGAAGAGATAAGACTCTCCGCAATAGTCAGAAAAATGTCATTATGAAAAAGTTTGAACTTAAATTTAGAAGGTTTGATATTAATTTAGTCAGAGATGTCGCAGCTAAAGAGAGTGTGAAGTCTGACGGACTTTACAAACTCTTTTGCCAATGCGTCGCTCTGACTGGAAGAATCAATGGGTAGAAAAAATAGATTCAGAGAAGATCCAAATCTCAAGAATCCATTCCTTGCATTAGCGCAAGGAATTTCCTCTTCTAGGGAGGAACAGGTATGGGAAGAAAAACCAGTAGATATTGTAGAATTCGTTGAATCAAGGAAGTTTCTTAATCAGAAATGGAATGGTAGGTTAGGTTGTCGTCCTAAAATCCTAGAAATCTTAATAGAAGTCGAAAAACCGAACATACGTGAGGTTATACTCCTCTTAGGAAAGGGCGGGGGCAAAGACTATTGCGCATCAATCCTTCATTTATACGGAATTTACAAATGTCTTTGTATGGTGAATCCTCAGTCTTATCATGGTCTTGCACCATCTCCCATATATTTCGTCAATACAGCCAGAAATGAAACTCAAGCAAAGAAAGTCTTTTTCACTCAATTCGTGTCATTACTTCAAGAATGTCCTTGGTTCAGAGGAAAACATTCAGAACCGTCTGGTGGATGTGTTTCTTTCATAAAGAATATAGAAGCATTAAGTGCGAACTCCCAAGCATTCGGTTGGTTAGGATTTAATACTATTCAATGGGTTGGAGACGAATTAGCTTTCTTTCTAGAAACAGACGAAAACGAAGAATCTAAATCTAGAGCGGAAGAATGTTGGGAATCTGCTTATGGTTCTTGTCAAACAAGATTTCCAAAAGATTATAAGATGGTAGGGATAACAACTCCTAGATACGATGATGATTTTGTTATGAGAAAATTCTTCGAATTGAAGGGTAGACCAAATGACGGATTTACTGCAAAAGCAGCAACTTGGGAAGTGAATCCAAATATAACCAAAGAAGATTTCAAAATGGCGTTTATGCGTGATTTTCGTAGGACTATGCGTGATTTCGGCGCAGAACCAATGGGAATTATAGAATCCTTCTGGCCGGATCCGGATTTTCTTGAACAAGTTGTTTGTGTTGAATGTAAAGATTGTCCCATCTATAAGAATAGGCAAACACAGGGAGATGACTTCTGTTGTTATGATTTCCCAGAATGTAAAATCAACAAATATCGTGGAAATGGTGAATGGGCAAGTGGATTCCTTCCGGATCCGGATAATAATGAATATTTCATGCACTTTGACTTAGCCAAATCTAAAGATAAAGTTGGATTCTGTCTGGCCCATTCTATAGGAATGGCGAGAGTTGAAATGGATCCAATAGAAATAAAAGAAAAATATGGTGAAGACTTCGATGTTGAAAATATGGAACAAGAAAAGATGTTTGAAGAAAAACCACTGATAGTTGTTGATGGTGTAGGGTTTATCAGCACAAATCCTATGAGAGATGGAAGATTATTGAAAAACAAAGAATTCCATTATGCTGCAATACGAGAAAGGATAGTTTATGAACTTTTGCGTAGAAAATTCAATATAGCTAAAGTCACCTTTGACCAATATCAGAGTGTTGATTTTTCTCAGATATTGGATGATAAAGGAATAGAGACTGGACTTATATCCTTAGATAGGACGGATGAAATACCGAGGTTAGCAAAGTATGCTGTAATCGAAAATAGAGTTTTCTTTCCTTATTCTAGACTTTTATGTAGAGAAGCGAAGTGTTTGAAGTATTTCCAAGGAAAGAAGGTCGACCATCTGGCGAGGGGATGTTTTACTGGAGATACAAAAGTTTCTTTATTAAATGGGAAAGAATTGAGTTTTAAAGAATTATTAGAAAAATATCAAGATAAAGAATTTTGGGTTTATTCTGTAGACATAGAAAATGAAGAATTTGTACCGGGAAAAGCAAAAAATTTAGGAGTTACTAGAAAATCTAAAATAGCTAAAGTTTTTTTAGATAATGGTGAAATTATAAGATGCACCTATGATCACAAATTCCTAATGAGAGATTTATTCTATTGTGAAGCGGAAAACTTAGAAGAAGGAGATTCACTTTTTCCACTTTATAAGTCTCATTGTAGTCTTTCAGAAAAGAATACGGGAATCTATATTAAATTCAGAGACGTATTACATGATAATGAATTGGTTTATGTGCATAGAATGGTTGCGAAATCAAAATATGGTGATTTCAGTTACGGTAACAGGGTAATCCATCATGTGGATTATAATTCTGCGAATAACGATCCAGAAAATTTAGTTTTGATGGGATGGCATGAACATATTCAATTTCATAAGCAAAAGAAATTAGATAGTGGTTTTTATGTGGAAGCTGGTAAAAAAATGAGGAGAATACTGAATGAAAGATTGAAAGATCCTTCATTTAGAAAAGAATATGGTAAAAAACTGTCAATTGCTTTGAAAAATAAATGGAAAAAAGATCATGATTCTCTTTGTAAAAAGATTCATACTGTAGAAAGCAATATGCTGAAGTCAATGAACTATCATGTAGAATCAGAAGATGAAAGGAATAGAAGAATCCAATCTATCAAAGATTCTTGGACTGAAGAAAAAAGAAAAACTCACAATCAACATTTATGTAAAGATATTGATATGGTGCAATTGTCAAAGATGATTTTCGAAGGATGTCTAATGATAGATTTGATGGATCATTTTGATTGTACTGACGAATGTATTAGACATCATCTCAAGAAAGAAGGATATAGAGGAATCAAAGATTTTAGAAAAAAAATGATAAATCATAAAGTTTTGAAGGTTGAATTGACTGATGAGGAAGAAGAGATGTATTGTATTCAAGTAGAAGGATATAATAATTTTGCATTGAGTAGCGGTGTTTTTGTTCACAATTCCAAAGACGTTTGGGATTCTTTTGCCGGAACCATATACAATTGCCAAATTGCCAATTTGAGTCGTGGCGCATTCGTGATGATGGGAAATGGAGAGGAAGAATGAAGACGAAATTGCCTGACAAATCCATAATTAATTTCATGAAAGATTCACGAGGATCGTGGCTTGATGTTGGTCCGAAAGGTCAAGGTCTTCAACCATCTTTTGTGAAACTCAGCGATGATGATGCTTGGAAATTTTATAGAGGAAATGATTGGATATTCGCGACAGTCAATAGAATAGTCAATGATTGTGTCAAGGCAGAACCACAAGTAACACCCATAGATATAAGTAAAAATCCGTCAGGAAGAATGAAAGAAAGAATAAAGATAGTAAAGGATTTTTTGCGTGATCCCAATAGAAACAAAGAATCCTTTATGGAAATTCGTCAAAAGATAATAAAGGATATATTGATTTATGGAAGAGCATGTCTTGAAAAAGTTAATAGTGATTCTAACGAATTACAAGAAATATATGCGCAGAATCCGAAGTTTATCAAAGTTATGTCTGATGAATATGGAAATATCAATTTCGACAGGGCTTATGTCCTACAAGCGCAAAGAAAAGACAAGACATATTTTTCTATAGATGAAATGATATTTATGGTATTGAATCCAATATCCGGTTCACATTATGGTGTTAAGACAATGGATGCTATTGCGAATACTGTTGCCGCTGATATTCTTAGAGCAACTTTCAATTCACAATACTTTGTCAACAATGCTGAAACATCTGGAGTTTTGTCTTTACAAGAAATGGGTGCAAAGGATCTTGAAAAATTCAAGAAGATGTGGAGAGAGGAATTCAAGGGTGCAAAGAATGCTCATAAGATAGCGGTTGTTAATGTCCCCATTAATTGGGTCCGAATGGCTGTAACTAACAGAGACATGGAATTTTCTGCTTATGGAAAAGAACTCAGGGAAAAGATATTCAGTGCATTCAATGTTCCACCGTTTATTATGGGAATTGTTGAAACAGCAGGAAAACTCAATTCAGAAGCGCAGATAGATCTATACAAAGATGGCGCATTAAGACCAATTCTTATGAAAGAAGAATTCCACTATACCCATGAAATATGTTATCGTGGATTTGGATTCAATGATATAAAGATAACATTCCCAGCAATCAATCTTACTGATATTGCTTCTCAGTCCGAATCAGATAGAAAAGATATTGAAAGTGGAATACAAACTATTAACGAAGTTAGGACAAGACGTGGTATGCCAAAGGTTCCTTGGGGAGACACTCCGATTAATATTCTTCCAGGAGGCGGTCAGGTTGATCCTTCTGGTAGAATGCGTCCACCCAGAGGGCAAACAAAACCACAGAAATTCCTTTCTGCTGTTCGTAATAGATTATCCGCACTGATAGATGGTCTTGTGGAAGAAAGTAAAAATTTATCTTTCAATAAAGAATTCAAAGAAATATGTAAGGAAAGGAAAGTTAGAATAAATGGTGAATTATTCATTACGAAGTTTTATTCTCTTCCGGTAGAGATTCAAAGAAGTGAACTTTGTTCTATTTTGAAAGAAATACTGGATTATTCTCCTTTCATAAACAAATCCGATGATTTGGCTTTTTATATGGATTGTGTGGTTTCTAAGATAGAATATACAATCATCAAACATCTATTGTCAAAGAAATATGAGTTAATAATCCCCGAGATAGACAAAGTATTGAGTGAAGAAGGCAAGATTCTCTCAGAAAGGATAGAAGATGATCGCTAAAAATCTAAATGGCAAACCGTTTTTTCTTTCTTTTGGTATTGCCACAAAAGACGAGAAATCTAATGGTGAACGTATTATATCTGGTTATGCTTCAACTTCCGCAAAGGATCGTCAAGGTGATGTAATAGAAAAATCTGCTTTCGTTAAAGTTGTGAATGAATTCAAATCTGGTAATGGTCTTTCTTTGTTCTTTGATCATAATACTTCCATAGGTATAGGTAAGATTATAGATATGGGTGTTGACGAGAAGGGTTTAAAAATCAAATGTAAGATTTCTAAAGCCGCAGATGTCAATGATATTTGGACTAAAATCAAAGAAGGGATTTATGATAAGTTCAGTATTGGTGGTCGTTTTAAGAAAGTGAAAATTATTAGAGATGACGAAGGACTTGTAAAGGAGTGGAGAGTTTTAGAATTTGATCTTTTTGAAGTTTCGGTTGTGGGTGTTCCGGCGAATCCCGAGGCGGGAATCGGCGAGGTCATAGAAAAGGCACTAAGGAGAAAAGAGATGTCGAAAGACAAGACGGAACAAAAGGAAACCGCCGAACCGAATCCTCAGGCGGATGAAAAGATTGATGTTGCTATGGAGTTGAAAAAGATTTCTGATAAGTGTGATGGTTTTCAGAAAGAGTTGGATGAGATGAAGAAACAGGAAGTTAAACCTGAAGTCAAACCCGATGAAACTAAACCTGAAGACAAACAAGAGAAGATGCCCTTCTGGGCGAAGAAACTTTTTAGGAGAATTAAACGTCTTGAAAAGAAGAGTGTATCTCGCAAAGGTCTCATGGTTGAAAATGAAGACGAAGATGACGGCCAGGATGAACCTGACGAGGGAGTCAAAAAGGCTCTCAAGGACAAGGATGATCCTGAGACTGTCGCTTTCGTGAAACATGTTATGGAAAATTCCGATGAATATGCGAAGTTGACCAAAGAAGAAAAAGACAAGGCGATGGCGATTTACTCTTGTCTTTTACTGAGAAAGAAAGGGAAATAATCCGTGAAGAACAGACATACACCGACCGCAGATCAGACGAGAGAACAATTCTTGTCTATGCTGCGTGGAAACAAGCCGCTCAAGAAATACGTGAACGGTCTGGTTCAGAAGGCGATCGCTGTTTCGGCTGATGCCGGTGACAGTGATATCAGTGCATACCTTCCTGATCCTCTTGCCTTGCGGGTGATTGAGTACATTCGTGATGTGAATATCATGCGCAGGCTCTTGAACACCTTCGTCATGCCGGCCAGAACTTGGAAGAAGCCGAAACGGGCTTCTGGCATGTCTGCTTATTACATTCCTGACGGTGTCCAGGCTACTGAAAGTGGATTCACTTCCACTGCGGTGACGTGGACTGCTAAGAAAATCATGAGTTATACGGTTCTGGATGAAGAGGCCATTGAAGATTCTCAACCTGATGTGGTGGACCAAGTTCTCCGTGACTTCGGTGATGCTGCCGGAGAAGCTGAGGAGTTGGTTATCCTTCAGGGTGACCCGACGCACACCGCTACCGCTCCGACTCCTGGTTCGGCTACTGCTTCGAACTGGTATGTCAGAGATGCTCGTCTTGCGTTCAAAGGTATCTTCACGGCTGCCGCCGAAGGTGCTGCTGCGGATACCATCAATGCGAATGCTGGTGCTTTCGATGTTGACATGATCAATAAGGCTATTTACAATCTCGGGAAGTACGGTCGGGACAAGAGCAAGTTGATTGGACTTGTTCCGTCCGAGCAGGCCACCAACATTCGTGGAAACGCGAGTTTCGCGAATGCGTCCGCTACCGGACTCGCACTCGCTAGTTTCATTAGCGGTATGGGTTCTGCGGGTGAAGGTGATGCCGTTATCACCAACATCTTCGGGATCAAGATGTACGAAGCTCCGCAGGCTCCTGCTGGACAGATCGTGGTCTTGCAGAAGTCCAGTCCCGAAATTGGCGATCGGCGCATGATCAAGTTCGCCAATGACGTGGTCATTGAGCAGGATCAGAGGAAGTATGTAGTCAGTGAGCGGATTGGGTTCAACTTCAACTACCAAGACGCTCTCTGTCTGATCTTCAACCTGTCTCAGACCATCGTGTCGTAAGATTACAGTTCAGACGTCCGCCAAAAGGGGACCACCAAAAGTGGTCCCTTTTTGTTTTAAAGAAAAAGTGTTCTATTTTTATTCTAGTACAGTCAGGAAGAATGGAGAAAATCTTGAAAATAGCATTCTACATACAAAGTCTTGGCGATTATATTTCTGGAGGCAGGATGTATTCCTGGTATATTGCACATTGTCTTGCAAATATAGGACATGAGGTTTCCATATTTACAAATTGCAAACCGATTTTTGATAGAGACTTCAAGGAATTCCCCGGAAGAGATAAAGTCAAAATTTATGTTGATTTTTGGTATGGAAATAAAAATCCTGGAAATGTAAGATTATTGAAAGATCATGATTTATTCTGTTGTGTTCCAACAGAATCTATAGATTATTGTGTAACTATGGCGAAATCTATGAAAAAGAAAATAATGGCATTTATTTTTGAACCATTGAATGTTATAGCTGAAGCAAAGTCTTCAAATATAGATATTCCAGTTAATCTTGATAATATGATATGGTCCGATATGACAAAACAACTTCACCAATGTGATGCGATAGTTTGCAATAATGCGCTAATGGAAGAAAAGACAAGAGAATGGTTTCCCAAATATAATGGCAAGATTTTCCATTTATGGAATGGAATAAATAGTCATATAGCTGATACAGTTTTGGTAAAATCACCAAAAGAAAGAGAAAATGCTGTTTTATATCTTTCTAGAGGAGAGAAATATAAAGGGATAGGGGAAGTTCCATATTTATTGGCGGATTTAGAAAATAAACCAAAGGTTTATATGATTCTAGGGAATTATTCGAAATCAAATGTCTTTATCAACAAATTATTGACTACTTGTAAAAGTCTTGGGTTGGACATTGTTTTGAAAGATAAAATTGTAGAATCTGAAAAGTTCGATATAATTTCGAAAGTGAGAATGTTACTTTTCCCGTCTAGATTTGAAGGTTTTGGTCTTCCACCAGCAGAAGCCTTCTATCTTAGAACTCCAGTTGTTTGTTATGATCTTCCAGTATTGAAAGAAATATATGGAGATTTCCCCCATTATCTATCTTTAGAAAATTTAGAACATGGAAAGGACGTAGTGAGAGAATTACTAGGAAATGAAGAAAAACTCTTTTCAAGAATTGATGAAGCACAGAATTATGTTTCTGGTTTTGCGAGTATAAAGAATTATTCCGATAGACTTGCAGATTTGATTTTGGGTTTTATGGGAAACAAGATTGAAGTTAGTTCAGAAACTAAAGTTAGAGTATATTATAGTGGTGATGTCCAGAATATTAAATCACAATCCTACAAATCAATCAATCTTTCTAAAGTGGAAAAGATGTCTGATATTGGATTGAATATCCCAGAAGACTACGTTTTCTTATGTCGAAACAATTTGACGTTGAATTCAAAAGCAATTGAAAATATGTTTCTGATCGCAAAGAATTCTGATGCAGATATTGTATATGGGAATTATGATGTGAAAGATAGACAAATGATGATACCGGATTTCAACCTTGATCTTTCTTTAATAAAACCAGGAATGATATATGGATTACTTCTTTTCAAGAGATCGATTCTGGAGAAAGTTAAATCAACAGAAATCCCAGATAATTGGGAATTGTATTTTGTGGAGAAATTCAAAGATGCGAAATGGGTCAATTGTAGATTGACGTTATTTAGAACAGATGAAAATATTTATGAAAATCAGGATTTGGGTGTTCAAGTTAATGAAATCTATAATAGAAACAATGGAAATGAAAATTTCTTCCTTGAGAAGATATCTAAGAATAATTTTCAGATAAGATGTCGTTTAATTGAAAGACCGAAAACTTTAGTGATAATTCCCGCTGGTAGTTTTGAATTTTTACCCAAACTTTATTCTTCATTGGAAGAAAATGGTTTATCTAATCTAGAATTAGTTGTCTGTCATCATGTGATAGGTGGAAATTATAGTCAGGAATTACTTGATTTCTGTAAGGAAAGAAGTATCAGAGTAATAAAGACAAATGGTCAATTCAATTTTTGTAAGATCAATAATTTTGCTTTTGATATCGCGTGCAAAGATCACAAATATATCATTCTTTTGAATGACGATATTATCTTACAAAAGGGATCTATAGATATGATTCTTTCTTCATTTAAATATAGATACGATAAAGTTGGAATTGTCGGTGCTAAACTTATTTATGAATCTCCAGAATTCCCAGAAAATTGGACTGTTCCTAAGTGTGAAATTCAACATGCTGGAGTAATCTTGATAAGAGATTATGGTTGCACTCATATAAACAGAAAAGCACTTTCTAATAAGATTTCAGTGAATGTTCCTAAAATTATGGACTGTGTCACGTTCGCTTTTGTAGCAATAGATGTAGAGTGTTATGAATCTGTAAGAATGGATGAAGATCTACCAGTAGAATTCAATGATATGGATTTTTGTCTAAGAGCGAAAACTAAAGGTTGGAATACACTATTCTTTCCACCTGTCCTAGCCATGCACTTAGAAACTGCAACGAGAAAGAAACTATCATTAATCGGGATAGAAAAAGATTCAAAATTATTTAGTTTAAGATATAAGGATCTTTTTAAGAATTCCATGAATTACTACGAAATGCGCGGGTTAGAAAGGTTGGGACTCTAAAATGAAAATACTTCTGATTGGTGGACTTGGATATGTCGGTAGAGGACTTTTGGAATTATTAGAAAGAAAACATGAAGTATCAATAATAGATGCTAATTTTTACGATCAAGATGGAGTTCCGCATACTAAATTTTTGTTTGGAGTTGATGAATTAACCGAAAAAGTTACATCACTCTCTTCCGAAAGTGATGTTATTCTGTGGTTGATCAATCCTGATTTTAGACAATTTTATCTGACTTTTAGAACAGAAGAGAGATTGGAAATGTTGAAAAAGATAGAAAAATATCTAGGGGATTATGAAGACAAAATAATCAATTTTTCAACATACAATAAGGCGCAATGTTCAGAAGAATGGTCCTCTAGGATAGAAAAACAATGTACACTCAACATAATGGTTCCTTCATTGTTTGGTATTTCTAAAAAGATGAGATGGGATACGATAATAAATAGTATGATTTTGGAAGCAGTACAAACTGGAAGTTTAGTAGTAAAGGGCGATGTTTTTGATAGACTACCATTTTCTACAGTTTTTGATTTCTGTACGCATGTAGTTGATTTGATAGAAAATCACAAGAAGATAAGTTTCGAACCCAAGTTACATGCTTCGTTCTTTTATTCAATAGTGGAAATTGCACATATAATTGCGAATTTTATAGAATTAGAATTCAAAGTTGTTGAACCTATAATGGGGAGGAAAAATTATGAAAACGATTATATTATGATAGAACCAAAAGATGGAATGGTAACTGGGATACAAGAAGTCATCAAAATTCTACAGACAAGCGACACATCTTCATTGTTGAATGAGAAAAATAATAATGCCTCAGTTTTTTATGCGGCAGGAATCGGACGAGATGTGATAAGAATGTTTGAGAGGGGAACGAGATGGCAGGATACGGAGGTCCATACGCTTCAAAAGCAGAAGCATTGACATTTATCAATAATCTCGTTGATGGGACTCCTTTGACTTCTGATGACATTACTGATGCAGAAATGAGTATGGCAAATGAAATTATCAACAATAAAACCGATACATATTGGGAGGTTACGACTTCTGGAAGTCTTTATTTAGATGGCACCGGAAAAGATTTTGTCTTTTCTACGATAATTCCAATAGTGACTCTAACTGCATGTGTGATAATTGCTTTAGACGACACAACGGAAAGTTTGATTGTCTCTGGTTCTGCTAAGGAAATCATTTACGATCCGAATACTGGTCTGATTAAGCGAGTTGTAGTCAGTGAAGACGATTGGTTAATGAAAGACACTGACGATGAAAGTGTTTTCTTCCCTCTTGGAATTAGAAACATTAAGATAACTGGCACTTTTGGTAAGGATTCAGAAAGTATTAATATTCTGAAACAATTGCAGATTTTGTTGGTTCTTCAATTGATGCAGAAGAAATTCGTTGGTAAGATAAAACCAGATCTTGTCATGGAAAGATTAGGAGAATATGAATATAGAGTATCAGAAATGCAATATGCAAAAGATCCCAAGAATACAAAATTAACATTAGAAGGTTATATTGAATTTCTGTTTAAATCTCTTCCGCAGGATGGAAAAATTTTAGTCATGGGGATTTGAGATGGCCCTCAAGAATCTTCTCAATAAAAAGTGTTCCACAAAAAGGAGGATCAATACTGGAGTTAATTCGTATGGAGAAAATACTTTTTCTGACACAACGGTTTTCAGTGATGTGGATTGTGCGAGACAAGTTGATAATCAAATGAGTTCCAGACGTCTGGTTCATGGAGAAATAGGACCATCGAATAGAAAGATAACGAAGTATTTCTTTCTTCCTACAGATATCAGAGAGGGCGATATAATTAAATTCGAAGGATCAGAAACAGAAATGGTAAGAGATGTTAGATCTGGTGGAGGAAGAGATCATCATTTAGAGATCTTAGCAGAAGATATCCATGAAATAGGTGCTGGAGATGAAAGAGATGAGTAAATTAATCGGTATAAAAGTCACATCTACTTTCCCTGGATTATTAAAAATCTTGAGAGATCAAGATGCAAGATTGAGTAGAAAACTGACTGAAGTCTGTGTTGAATGTTCGGATCTATTAAAAAGAGAAATAGCTAGTTTTGCTCCAGAAAGAACCGGTGATTTGAAGTCTAGAATTTTATCTCTTCCGGTTATGAAAAATGCAGATTTTAATACTAGAGGAATTATGACTGGTGTTATATCTTCCAGAACAATAGGGACGGTTATACAAATCAATAGAAGAACAGATAGAAAGATCTTATGGGTTAACGAGGGAACTGGTTTATATGGACCATTTCATCAGTTTATTGTTCCAACAAGATCAACTTATATGGTTTTTGAAATTGATGGTGTTATATTCTTCAGAAGAAAGGTAAGAGGACAAAAAGGTCAGAAATTTATACAAAGGGGAGTTCAATCGGCGAAATCTAAGATTGTAAGATTGATCAGGGAAAGGATAAAGGGATAATGGCTGCCATTGATTCAGATCTAATAAGAGTAATCATAGAAAAATTAAAAGTGAATTCTGGTATTATGTCCGGAATTGCTTCTGATGGTAGTGGAAATAAGATGGTTCGTCCTGCAACTTATTCTGTAATTGATATGTTGATGCCGGCGATAACTGTCAATGTGTCTGATGGTGGAAGTGAACCAATAATCCCTGCTTCTTCCGATACTCTTTCCATAATCGTATGGTGTGGAGATAAAGTAAATAAGGAATTTTACAAGTTTCTGAAAGGGAAGGCGGACTTAATAATTACTCTCTTCAACAGAGAGGGAGATGATTTCAATAATATAGATATTCCAACTGATACTGGCGTGAGGTTTTGTCAATTGCTTAAACAGAATGTCTCTTTTGGTTTTGATGATGAGTTCAAAAAGTATTATGTTGAAGTTATCTTCTGGGTTATAAGATCTGAAGATGAATCTTTCAAAGCGTCCGATGCTGGTGATGCTGCTTGGGATGGTGAAGCACAACTCCTACTGGAGGATCTGGGTAAGTTGCTCCTAGAAAGTGGAAGTTGAAAATGGCAATAAAGAAAATATCTAATTCTCTCGATACGTGTGAAGAAAAAAAAGAAATCAAAACTTATTGTGATCCCAGTATCGGCAAAATAATGACTTCAGATGGAATCACTTCAATACCAATAAAAGTCGCCGAACTTTCTGGTATTCCAAAAACAAATGTTCACATGAGAGCGTATGTTGATTTTTATGGTGGTTATGCAGAACATGGAAGAAATGTACTTTTCGGTTTAGGCAATAGAGGCGATTTTAATGTCAAACTCACTCCAATCAGAAGTCTAATAGATATAGATCCGTTCAAATTACAAGAAACAAACAGATTTATTCATCCACCGAATTTTGATATTGAGAAGTCAATCTTATTGACCATTGCTGGTCCAGGTTGGGCACAAGAGAAATTTCAGTCTAAAACAAGATACAATATAATTTGGACTATGACAGAATCAAAAGAATGTCATCCTGATTTTAAAAAATGGTTGGAAAATGTTGATGAAGTATGGGTTCCGACTTCTGCTGATTTAAAAAGATTTAATAAAATTCATAATAATGTCAGGATAATGAGACTAGGAATAGATAATGTTTTGTATCAAAAACAGAAGTCAGTGAAAATAAACAATATTCCAGACAAAAACTTTGTTTTTGGTTTCATTGGTTCTTGGAATAAGCGAAAAGGAATCAAACAGATAATCAGGGCATTTTGTAGTGCATTTTCATCTTTTGATCCTGTAACACTTTTGTTGATTTCTAAGTATGGAACAAGACCTTATGATGGGATAAAGGATGGTGAAGAAGTTAAAAAGATAGATATGGAAAAGTGGGATATCAAATATGAATTTGAAAGATATACAAAGGAATTCAAGGACAAACCACAAATTCTTTTGATTGATATTCCACTTCATGAGAATATAATTCCAAACTTTATGTCAAGGATGAATTGCTTAGTTGGATGTAGTATGGGAGAATCAACTTGGCTTCCCGGATTACAGGCTTTTTCAATGAGAATCCTAGTCATTCAATTAGAAAATCCGTTTGCTGGATATGCGGATTATATGGACGAAAAAAATAGTTGGCTTGTTAAACCAGAATCAGAAGTTGTTGCAGATGAAGAATTAGTAAAAGGAACTTCGTCTTATTACGATGGTATGGAATTTATGATGGGAAACGAGGAGAATTTGGTAAATATGTTGAGGGATGTGTTTTATACCGAATCAGAAGAAGTTAATGAAAGTATTAAAATTGGTGAAGCCTTTTCTACTGTCAGAAAATGGACTTGGAGTCATGCGATAGAAAATGTGGCAGCAAGATTAAAGGAGATAGACAGTGGGAACACGTCTGTACAGAGATGAGTTCTATCCTCCGGTAGAACATGAAATATGTCAAGAGAATATTGACGATTTTTTTCGTTTTGTTCATGAACGTCACCAAATCTGGAGAAAAAGATTTATTCTCAAACTTTCACAAGAAGAGTGGACAAACAATCCTATTCTAAAAACATACAAATATACGAATGTCTATCGCGAATTAGATAGAGGAACATTGTATTATCTTTCAACAATTGCTAAAGAATATATGGATTCTGTAGATCCAGACAAAACCGCATGTTATGATAATGAAAAAGCATTCAAAAGAATGTTATGGAAAACGATAATCTATCGTCTTTGTAATAGGATTGAAACATTGGAAGAAACTGGATTTCCAGAAATAGAAGATTTTGATTCTAGCAATCTCCATAATTCTTTTTATGAAAAATTAGATAATATATCAAAAAGAGGACTTCCTGTAATGACTTCAGCTCATCTTACTTGTCCCGCTTATTATGGAAATACGAAAGTAGAAGCATATATGAATGCAATAAATGATGCTCACCAAAAATTAAATGAGATGGTTCTTTCTATTTTTGATAGTACATGTTCTGAAGAAGTATTTACAATTCTACGTAGAGTTCATTGCGTTGGAGTGTTCATTGCATATGAAGTTCTTTGTGATTTGATGTACACGAAGTCCATTAGAAATAGAAAAGATGGACGATGTTTTGTTGAAGATGATTGGGCGAATCCTGGTCCTGGTGCAATTGAAGGTATTAGGTTAACATATCCTTCGACTTCTAATCGTAAGAATATCATAGGAAGAATGGTACAACTTAAAGATGAACAAGGGGGACATTTTGATAGATTGGGGATTAAATTTGACTTCTATCAGAGATTTACGCAGGAACACTTGAGTTTGAGATCGTTAGAACATAGTCTTTGTGAATATCAGAAATACTGGTTACAAAAACATCATCTAGGGAAACAACGTATGATTTTTAATAAAGATTCTAATAGAAATGTTAATGACCATAAGGTTGTTGTAGATCCAGATACTGGCGATAGCCTTATCAGAATTCATTCAGATGGAATGAAAGAA